ATGATTTCATTCAATGGCAATGCCACTCAAACAGCAAAGCTGCCACCCACCGCGTCTCTGCCTCCCGGCGCTACAGTTCGGTTTATTCGATCTTATGCCGGTCCTAGTGTTCTTACGACAATATCTTCGGATGATGGCGTAGCAAAAATTGATGCCCAGGCCGGCGGCTTGGTTTCGTCTTTCAGCCTACAAGGTGGGGAAGATGTTTTTGCAACATGGAGCGGTGTTGCGTGGATTCTTAGCGGCTCATATACGTTTCGTATCAACCAAATGAGTGGCCTTCTTGGGGGCAACACTTGGCAAAGGCTGCCGGGTGGTCTAATCCAGCAATTCGGTAGTGGATTGGCAATGGCTAATGACGGCAACGACGGTTCAAGTGCTGGCGTTGATACTTACATAACGTTCCCTATTGCATTCCCGAATGTGTGTGTATCCGTTGTAGGGACCCACTATGGTCATAAAGCGAGCTTGTCCGTAATCACTCGAAATCATTCAAATACACGATTTACGGCTGAAACTTCAGACAGTAATGTGCAATCAATCAGATATATGGCGGTCGGATATTAAGGGGTTGAGGTGATATGGTTTTTTATTCTGCAATGACCGGCGGGTTTTATCATTCTCCTGATGGTATTCCTCCTGATGCGGTGGAAATATCAGATGATGAATATAAGTCTTTGTTGGATGGCCAAGCTAATAAGCTTCTTGTTGCAAATGCGGAGGGCCATCCGGTGCTGATTGATCCACCGCCACGCTCCCCTGAGTCTTACGCTCGTGCAGAGCGCGAGTGGCGTGACGATCAGCTTACAGAGACGGATGGAGTTGTTTCGCGACATCGCGACGAACTGGAGGCTGGCGGGGAAACCACATTGACTCCCCCCCAGTACAGCGAGCTGCAGGCGTACCGCCGAGCCCTTCGGGGCTGGCCCGAGTCCGGGGAGTTCCCCCTAATCGATCACCGGCCGACAGCACCACCGTGGTTGGCTGAGCAAATCCAATAACGCCCTTCAGGGCGTTTTTTGTTGTTACTCCCTGTAGCTCCGCCCCCTACAACCCCAGACGCTCGCCGATCCAGCGCGCGCGCGGCAGCCTGTGCACTGTCATCTCAACCACTGCGCAGGCAAAACCCATGGCCGACTTTCTTCACGGCGTGCGGGTCCTCGAACTCAACGACGGCACCCGCCCCATTCGCACCATCCCCACAGCGGTCATCGGCATGGTTTGCACTGCCGAAGACGCTGACGCCACCGTCTTCCCGTTGGATACCCCAGTCCTGTTATCCAATGTCCGCACCGCCATCGGCAAGGCCGGCACCACTGGCACTCTGCGAGCCTCACTTGAAGCGATTGCAGACCAAACCAAGCCCTACGTCATCGTGGTACGGGTCAAGCAGGGTGCAGATGAAGCTGCGACCACCAGTGCCTTGATCGGCACCACCACCGCCGAAGGCAAGTACACCGGCATGAAAGCCCTGCTCGCCGCCAAGGCAAAGGTCGGCATGACTCCGCGCATTCTCGGCGTACCAGGCCTCGACAGCCTGCAGGTGGCCACCGCGTTGGCATCGATCGCCAAGGATCTTCGCGCATTCGCCTACGTCAGCGCCTGGAACTGCAAAACCAAGGAAGAAGTGGTCGCCTACCGCGAGAACTTTGGCTCCCGGGAACTGATGGTGATCTGGCCGGACTTCCTGAACTGGAACACCACGACCAACCAGACCGTCACCGCCTCAGCTACTGCACGAGCACTCGGGCTAAGGGCCAAGATCGACCAGGAAGTGGGCTGGCACAAAACCTTGTCCAACGTCGCGGTCAGCGGCGTGACAGGCATCAGCGCCGACGTGTTCTGGGATCTGCAGAACTCAGCGTCGGATGCCAACTATCTCAACAGCAACGACGTCACCACCCTGATCAACGCGAACGGCTTCCGTTTCTGGGGCAGCCATACCTGCAGCGACGATCCGTTGTTCCTTTTCGAAAACTACACTCGGACAGCGCAAATCATCGCCGACACCCTCGCCGAGGCTCACATGTGGGCGGTGGACCTCCCCATGACTCCGTCGCTGGTGCGCGATCTGATCGAGGGTGTAAACGCCAAAATGCGCAACTGGAAGTCGCAGGGCTACCTGATCGGCGGCGGCTGCTGGTACCCGGAAGACATCAACGACAAGGACACCCTCAAGGCCGGGCAACTGTACATCGACTACGACTACACGCCGGTCCCACCACTGGAAGACCTCACGCTGCGGCAGCACATCACCGACCGCTACCTGATGGACTTCGCCAGCAAGATCAACAGCTGACCAGGGGCTCCCCAGACGGGGAGCTGAACCTGTGCCCGAACTCCGGAGAACACCGCCATGGCACTGCCTCGAAAACTCAAAAACCTCAACTTGTTCAACGACGGCAACAGCTACACCGGTGTGGCCAAGTCGTGCACCCTGCCACCGATCGCCCGCAAGATGGAACCATACCGCGGCGGCGGTATGAACGGCCCAGTCAAGTCCGACCTCGGCCTCTCCGATGATGGCATCCAATTCGTATGGAAGACCGGCGGCCTTGATCTGATATCGCTACGTCAGTTCGGAGCCGTGAATGCCTCGGCCGTGCTCCTGCGCTTCTCTGGTCCATTTCAGCAAGACGACACCGGCGACATCAGCGTCGTGGAAATCGTTGTCCGTGGCCGTCACGAAAACATCGAGATGGGCGAAGCCACACCTGGTGAAGACACCGAGCACAGCATCACCACAACCTGCAGCTACTACAAGTTGACGGTCGACAACGAGGTCATCATCGAAATCGACCTGCTCAACTTCATCGAGAACGTCAATGGCGTGGACATGCTGGAGAGACAGCGCACCGCCATGGGCCTCTGAGCCTCTTTCCCCCGGCCCTCTCCCGAGGGCCTTTAACCCTGCAATCTGGAGCATCCCATGAAGACCGTAGACACCACCGAAGCGCTGCCGGAAGTCGATGACAATACCGTCACCCTCGACACCCCAATCAAACGCGGCAACAGCACCATCGACACCATCACACTGCGCAAACCGCAGTCCGGCGAACTGCGCGGCGTGCACCTGGCCGAGCTGCTGAACCTGGACGTCGCCACCCTGATCAAGGTACTGCCACGCATCAGTAGCCCAAGCATCACCGCGCCAGAAGCCGCCGGCCTGGACCCGGCCGACCTGTTCGCCTGCGGCAGCAAGATCGCCGGTTTTTTGTTGCAGAAGTCGGTGAAGACGGAAGCATCCCTCGTTGCGTAGAGGACGCGATGGCCGACCTGGCCGTCGTATTTCACTGGGCACCGGCTGACATGGATCAGCTGGGCCTGCAGGAACTGATGGAATGGCGCGAACGCGCCAGGGTGCGGAGCTCCACCGATGGCGAATGATCTGAAACTTCAGGTATTGCTGAATGCCATCGACAAGGCTACCGGCCCCCTGAGATCGATCGACAAGAGCAGCATCGGAGCAGCCCGCGCCCTCAAGGAAGCCCGCGACAGTCTCAAGGTACTCAACGCCCAACAGAGTGACATCAGCGCCTGGCGAACCCAGCGCGCTGCCGCTGAGCAAACCGATCAGGCCCTCGGCGCAGCCCGCGACAGGGTCCGCGAACTTAGCCAACAGATCAGCGCCTCCGGCGCGCCGACCAAGGCCATGGCCAAAGACTTCCGCACGGCCGTGCGCGAAGCCCAGTGGCTGAAACAGGAGCACCAGGCACAAGGTGAAAAACTCCAGGGCCTGCGCTCGAAGTTGTACAGCGCCGGGATCAGTACCAAGAATCTCGGCGAGCATGAACGCCAGTTGCGCGAACAGATCAGTTCGACCAATGCAAAAATCAGTGAGCAAGGCAGGCGCCTGCAAGCCCTGAATGCACAACAGAGACGCCTGGCTGCCGAACGCAACAAGCTGGAGAGGACCCAGGGCGTTGCCGGCAACATGGCCACCAGCGGCGCCGCCGGCCTCGGTACCGGCTATGCCCTCAGCCGTCCCTTGAAAGCGGCTGTGGATGCGTTCGCCCCGGCGGAAAACGCGGCGACTCAGTTGAAAGTCTCAATGATGGCGCCCGACGGCTCGGTATCCGCCGAGTTCGAAAAGATGAGCACCCTCGCCACCCAGCTGGGCGACCGCTTACCCGGGACAACTGCCGACTTTCAGGAAATGATGACGATGCTTCGTCGTCAGGGCCTGACCGCGACAAACATTCTCGGCGGTACCGGCGAAGCGGCGGCCTATCTCGGCGTGCAGTTGCAAATGCCGGTGACCGCCGCGGCCGAGTTCGCGGCCAAGATGCAGGACGCTACCCGGACAGCTGAAAAAGACATGATGCCGCTGATGGACACCATCCAGCGCACCTACTACCTGGGTGTGGACAGCAACAACATGCTGGAGGGCTTCAGCAAGATTTCGCCGGTGATGGACATCATCAAGAAGCAAGGTCTGGAAGCATCCAAGGTCCTTACCCCTCTCCTGGTGATGATGGACCAGGCGGGTATGGAAGGTGGTGCCGCCGGCAACGCCTACCGCAAGATTTTCCAGGGCGCGATGGCCAATGGGAAAATCCAGAGGGCTATGTCCGACCTGAAAGCCGAGCGCGGAATCTCGCTCAAGCTGGACTTCACCGATGGCAAGGGGGAATTTGGTGGCATCGAGAAGATGTACGCGCAGCTTGAAAAGCTCAAGGGTCTGAACACAGAGGTTCGGCTCGACCTGATCAAAAATATGTTCGGCGACGACAGCGAGACGCTCACAACGCTGAACACCATGATGGCCAAGGGTATCGCCGGATACCGCGAGGTCGAGGGCAAGATGCAGGCTCAGGCCGATCTTCGAACCCGGGTCAACGTGCAACTGTCTACGTTGGCCAACGTGTTGGAGGCGGCCCAAGGCAGCTGGACCAATGCCATGGCCGAGGTCGGCGCGGTGATGGCGCCAGAGCTGAAAGAACTGATCAAGAGCTTGGGCGAGGTGGCTAACAGGATCGGTGCCTGGGTCAAGGAAAACCCTGAACTGGCACGCCAGATTGCCAAGACCGTCGCCGGTCTCGCGGTACTGACGGCCCTCATGGGCGGCCTGAGCATCGGCCTGGCCAGTATCCTTGGCCCTTTCGCCATGATCCGATACGCCATGGTCCTATTTGGCATCAAGGGCGGCGGCGCGTTCAGCGTTGTAACGGGTGGTGTCCGCGCTCTGGCCATGGCACTCGGGGGACCGCTCATCGCCGCCCTACGAACCGTCAGCATTGCAATGTGGGGGCTCGCCGCCAACCCTATTGTCGTAGTCATCGCCGCGGTTGTCGCGGCCCTGGTCGGTGGGGCTTACCTCATCTACAAGAACTGGGATGCGGTGAAGGCCTACTTCGCCGGTGCCTGGACAGAGATAAGAGCAGGGTTCAGCGGCGGGATCGGCGGCATTCTCACAGTCCTGGCGAACTTCAATCCCATCGGTCTGATCTACCAGGCCTTTGCCGGGGTGCTGAGCTACTTGGGCGTGGATCTACCCAATCGATTTACTGAGTTCGGCAACATGATCGTCAATGGTCTGGTCAATGGCTTGACCGCCGGCATGGGTCAGATCAAAGGGGCCATTACCTCGATCGGCGACTCAACAATTGGCTGGTTCAAGGAGAAACTCGGCATCCATAGCCCGTCGCGGGTTTTCGCCGAGCTCGGTGGATTCACTATGGCGGGCCTTACCCAGGGCCTTGAAGGCGGCGAAAAAGGCTCGCTCAACGCCATGCAGAGGATCACTCAGCAGCTCACCGCGGCCGGTGCCATGACTCTGCAGACTCCTGCCCTGCCCGCTCCACTGGCGCCTGCAGCGAAGCCCAACGAACACGGGCCAATGTCCATGATTCTGGACCTCGGCAAGCAACTGGCCGCCGGTGTGCTGGCGGTGGGCTCGGTCGCCCTGCCCTCGCTGACGATCGATGAACGGCCCCCCATAAGCCCGACCAGTTCAGCCACCTATGACAGTCATGACACCTACGAGATCAATATTCACGCGACCCCTGGTATGGACCCAATGGCTATCGGTCGAGCGGTGCGCGCCGAGCTGGCCCGCATTGAAAGCGAAAAAGGCGCCAGCAGGCGCAGCAAACTTTCGGACCTGGAGTAAATCGCCATGATGATGGCCCTGGGCATGTTCGTCTTCAGCCTTTCCACCGCGGCTTACCAGGAATTTCAGCGCCAGACTGAATGGCGCCACGCCAGTAACAATCGTATCGGCGCAGCTCCGGCGCGACAGTTCCTGGGCCGCGGTGACGACTCGATCACCCTGCCCGGCATCATCCTGCCTGAGCTTGCCGGCAGCGTGCTGAGCCTCGACACCCTGCGCCTGATGGCGAACACCGGCAAAGCCTGGCCCATGGTTGAGGGCAGCGGCCGCATCTACGGCCTGTGGGTCATCGAGAGTCTGAGCGAAACAAAGACCATTTTTTTTCGGGACGGTACCCCGAGGCGTCTTGAGTTCACGATCAACCTCAAGCGCATCGATGATGACCGGATCGACTTGCTCGGGGCTGCCACCAGTACGGGCGTCAATATCATGAGGATGTTGTTGTGATCGATGCAGCACTTGCCCAGGTGACTGGGTTTGTCGAGGACACCGCCGAACGGTACCGCCGTGATGCCTCCTACCCTGTGCCAGCGTTCCGACTGTCCGTCGATGGCGACGATATCGCCCAACTGATCAGCCCGCGGCTGATGAGCCTTCTACTGACGGACAATCGCGGGATCGAGGCCGACCAACTCAGTATTACCCTGAGCGACCATGACGGGATGCTGGCCATCCCACGCAAGGGCGCCGTTATCCGGTTGTGGCTGGGTTGGAGTGACACCGGCCTGGTCGATAAAGGTACCTACACCGTCGACGAGGCAGAGCATACCGGCGCTCCCGACGTGCTGAGCATCCGTGCACGGTCGGCCGATCTGCGCAAGGGTCTGAAGACCAAGCGCGAGCGCAGCTGGAGCAACACCACATTGGGCGAGGTTCTGGGTGACATCGCGACGGGCAACGGGCTGAAGGCAACCATTGCCAGCGCCCTGGGCGGCCTCCCGATCCTGCAGCTGGATCAGGCCAACGAGTCCGACGCAAATCTCATCAGTCGCGTTGGGGAAGAATTCGATGCCGTCGTGACCGTCAAGGCCGGTTGCCTGCTATGTCTGCCCGCGGGCGGGGGGAAGACGGCCAGCGGCCTGGCCCTGCCGCACATCACCCTGACCCGTACTGACGGCGACCAGCACCGCTACCTGCAAGCCGACCGCGACAGCTATGACGGTGCGCGCGCCTACTTCTACGACGTGAACAGCGCCAAGAAACAGGAGGCCATTGCCGGCGGCGGCGAGAACCTCAAGGATCTGCGCCACACCTACAGTGATCGCCAATCCGCACTGCGCGCCGCCCGGTCGGAGTTCAATCGCCTGCAGAGAGGTAGCGCGACGCTCAGTTACACACTGGCCGTGGGCCGGCCGGACCTGATTCCCGAACTGACCTATACGCTGCAAGGCGTGAAAGCTGAAATCGATGAAATCATCTGGTACGGCGGCAACGTGCAGCACAACCTCAGCGCGGACAACGGCTACACCGTAAGCCTGGAGCTTGAAAGCAAGCTGCCTGAGGACACCGTCGAAGGCCTGGCGGAGGAAAACCGCGGAGATTACACGGGGATCATTGCGTACTACCGCGATAAGAAAACCGGCAAGGAGAAGACTGTGACGGCCGGGGACCAGAGTAAACCGCGGCGACTGAAGTGGTTGTATGCCAGCGAGCGTACAGCCAAGCGCGCTGTCGATCGTGAGTGGAAGAGGATGCAGGTAGTTAAGGCATGAGCCCAGTTATAGAACCAGGCCATGCCTTGGACGCTAATCAGAAATGATCATTACTTCAGTTTTTCTTGTTCCATTTTCTGGTACTGATCTTGCCGGCTTTGCTGTTTTGCCTTGAATGCTGCCTCAGCATTATTCTCGAGGGTTCTATTTGCTGACCCGACCATCGCGGCACCACTTAAAAAAGCTACAAACTCACCAAAAAACCATAGGTTATGTAGGTGCATGGGCTCAATTAAGTATGGACGGGCAGCAATTTTCCAAATTGTGCTCAGAACCGGAAACTGGGTTTGTGCGTAGATTGAGTTGGCTAGGTTCTGTACACGCTCCCATCCTTGGAGCTCAGCATAGTCATACACTGCTAGCACGACCGAAGCCAGGATAAATACAAGGCTCACAACCACAATAACGAGGCCCCAGATCATCAACTTTTTTGCAGATTTCACTTCTTTTGAAACGTCCACAGTTCTCACCTTTCCTGTATATCCCTATTAGAGGAAACCCCTTTTGCAGACTGCTTGGCGTTGAAAGATGCCACGCGGTTAACGTCTTGGAAAAACGGTGTCTGCGGAATTTCCCTTTGCATAAAATTTGTCGACTCACACTACTTTTTCTTGAGTGGTACTGAGGGGAGGAGCTGTAAGCCGTTGAGCTACAGATCGACATAAGAAGCCCCAGCACATTGCCGGAGCTACTTTGCACCGTGCCCTACTTCGATGACCGCACGAGCACCTCCATGATCCTCAACACATCCTGCCGCTGCTGGTCATCCAGCTTTGCCAGAAGGTGCAAGAAGAGGTGCTCCAAAGGGGTAAGGTTTTCCATCGTGCGTACTCCATTTCCTTGTAATGGGCGTCGGTGCAATTCGCATCGTCAAAGCCGCCCGGGAGTCACCCATTCTCAGCACGTTTTTCCGTGCCACCAGCCTCTCGACAACAAGTCAGCCTGGGTTGAATGGGATCGCCGCACTGACGCCTCCCCTTGCAGGAGCGCACCACTATGGAAATGTAAGTACTGTTTACCTCGCCATCAGTTCAAACTCATAACTGCCCAGGCTCAGCCCTGGTTGCGAGCACTTGATTGTCTTGCGGATTGAAGTCGCACTCGTAAATATGCTTCTGGTAAGCACCAAAGCCGTTTTGAAATTCGATCTTGTCGCCGATAAACGTGAGTGTTCCCTGCTCTTTATCCAGCCAGCGGAAATGGCTGAACTTCGGTTCGAATGTGCCATCTGTCCAGCGAGCTGTGTACTTGGCGAGGCGTGTTACGGGGTCTTTGCAGTAGACACCGGCTGCAATGCCGTACTTGTCTCCCATGCACTGAAGATCCTTGCGGCACGCTGCATCATCAACCTTCGCTGTTTTCTCTTCGACTTTATCTTTGCTGCCACCCGAGCACATCGAGAAACCCACTGCGACGATGATTCCAAGGATGACCAATCCACCAAGGGTCTGCCCAGCAGTAACGCCCGGATTCGCTACGCCACAGCTAGGACAGGTTTTCGCAGAGGTATCAACCTGATGCTTGCAAGATTTACAGGGCTTCAACGCCATTCGCACCGCTCCTTTCTATATCCATGAAAAAGCCGGCCATCGTAGCCGGCATACCACATCCACTCACTTGAGCAATCTCTAACCAGATCAGTTGTTGTCCTTTTTCAAATCGATGCTTGCAGCCTTCGCAAAAGCCACAGCCATACGGAACAACACTTCGCGATCCACCTCGCTAATGCGCTGATATACCTCAAGAAACTTTGCCGTCTCTGTGCTGACGCTTTCAGCCATTGTGGGCTTACGTTCACCAGTCACCACATACAGTACATCGACGCCCCTCTCAGCGACTGCGGCGAGATAGCTCGCATCCGGGCTGCGCTCACCCTTCTCATAGTTGTACTGACTGTTTTTCGAGGCCCCAGCCTTCGCCGCGAACTCGGTCTGATTGAAACCCAAACGCTCGCGTTCTTCTTTTAGGCGATCACCAATTCCCACGAACGTCTCCATAGCGAATTGACATTCCCACATTCATGGGAAATACTTCGCCTGTCATCACACGAAATCACACGAAACGAGACTATGCCGAACGCATACCCCACCGATCAAGCTTGCCAAGAGGCCCGAGGTCGCCTTGCGCGCCAAGGCATCTCGGTAAAAGACTGGGCCAAAAAGCACGCACTCACCCCCTCCACCGTCTATGCGGTGCTGAATGGGCAGAAGAAGTGCCTGCGCGGTGAGTCCCACCGCGCAGCTGTGTTGCTCGGCATCAAGGATGGGGAGGTGACACACTAATGCGCCGCCTATCTGTAAAAAACGAGAAGGCAAAGCGCGTTCTTCTCGACAGCCGCCGCAAGGTGATCAGCGCGCTGATCAATGCCTACCCTGGCGGTCGGGATGGCTGCGCCGCCCTGCTCGGACTGGAGCTGAAGAAGTTCGACAACCAGGCCTATGAAAGCACTGGGCACCGCCCACTGGCAGACAACCAGCTCTATATGCTGGAACAGGTCATCGGCACCACCTTCCTCCCCGACTACATCTGCGGCATGTACGGCGGCGTTTTCGTTCCCATGCCCGACGCCGAGTCGCTCGACAACCTGGACCTCTACAGCCTGGCGCTGAACGCTGATGTGAAAGACGGCCAGCTCAATCAGTTGATCGCCAATGCGTTGGAAAACGGCGAGATCGATGAGAGCGAGATTGCAGAAATCATCGCGGCCCACCGCGAACATGTTGCTGCTTGCCACGCAGAGGTAGGCGCGGTGCTCACCCTGCACCGTAAAACACGGGTAGGTCCTCAAGAACAGAAGCCGGCCAAGGGTAATAACTGATGAGTACCTACAAGCTGGTTTGCCCTCATTGCCAAAACCGCATGCGCATCCGGACGAGTGAAGGGCAGCACATTTTTCTGCGGATCACCTACATGCAGTGCACCAACGAAGCCTGCGGCTGGGCAGTGCGTGCTGAGTTTCAAATGACCCACGAACTGAGCCCCAGCGGCATGCCAAACCCGGCTGTACGCCTGCCCGTGGCCGACGTGGTCCTGCGCCGCCAGGCGATGAAGTCCGCTGACGATCAACCCGACCTGCTCGACCAATTGGATATGGAGTGCGCGCAATGAACCACGAACTGCTGGCTCACGACTATCGCAGCAGCATGCAGCGGGCTGCGGTGGCCTACCTGCAAAGGCACGAAGCGCAGTTTCTGGTGGCGGACTCTGATCTGCTCTACGACAACTGCGTCAGGCACTTGACCACCGCGCTGGAAGTCCCGGTGTTCATGGCTGAGCAACTGGTGCACAACGCCTGGGCTGAGCTGCAGGCCAGCAAGCAGATCAAGTGGATCGGTGTAGACCTGGCCTCCGGCCTCAGTTGGTCCCCCCTTCACCCCGGCGACGGCCCTTCGACGCGGCCTTACCAACTGCTGCTGACCGCCTTGAGCGACTCAGCGCCCAAGCACCACCAGTAACCCCCACTTAAATACCCGCCCTACCCCGTACTTCGTGGGTTTGGGTGAGCTTTGCCCGCAATCCGAGGTGGACCATGGAAATCGACGTCGCCATCACCACAAAACTGCCCCGTGAACAGGCCGAAGCCCTGCTCCAGGCACTGCGTGCGGACTACAGCGCGCAGTTCAACGAGCACTGGTATGACGACCGTTTCCGCATGATCCCCGAAGGCTTACGGCACGGCTCATTGCTTTCGGCCTTCCCCGTGATGGCCGCGCAGAAACGCCTGATTGGCGCCCTTAAACACAGTCTCGGCGAAGTGAAGTAAGCCCCGATGAATATGGAACATGAGTTACGCGCCGACATTCTGAAACGCCTTCAGATCGACTACGGCCTCAAGCACAAGGCCGGCAAATACATGCGCGAGGGGGTTTGCCCGTCATGCAAGAAGAAAGAGCTGTATGCCTTCCATGATGCCCCCTGGGTGATCCGTTGCGGTCGCGGCAAGTGCGGTCACACCTGGCACGTCAAAGAGATCTACGAAGACCTGTTCAACGACTGGAGCAAGCGGGCTCCGGCCACCGAACAACACCCCAACGCTACAGCGCGTGCCTATCTGGAGTTTGCCCGCGGCTTTCGCCTCGACCTGATTCAGGGCTGGTTTACGCAGGATTCGTTCTACTCCGAAAAGTTGAACGCCGGCAGCGCGACGGTGCGTTTCGCTCTGGAAAAGGGCGGCTACTGGGAACGTCTGATCGATCGGCCGCACCGGTTCGGCAAGATGAAAGCACGGTTCAAACCCGGCGATAGCCCGCGTGGTTTCTGGTGGTGCCCGCCCTGCGTGGATCTGCTGGACGTCAAAGAACTGTGGATTGTCGAGGGCATCTTCGACGCCATCGCCCTGGTGCACAACGGAATTTCGGCAGTGTCGGCGATGTCATCCGGCGCCTACCCTGAAGAGTCGTTGAAAGAGCTGGCACGACTGCGCGGCGGTAAGTTGCCCAAGCTGGTTTGGGCGTTGGATAACGAACCCGGCGCGCACAAGTACACCAAGCGCTGGGTACGCCAGGCCCGCGCGCTCGGCTACGAGTGTGAAGCGGCACAGATCCCGCAGCCAGACAGCCGCAAGGTTGACTGGAACGACCTGCATCAGCGCTGGCAATTCATCGACGACGCAGAGCAACGCGCCGGGCAGATCCATAAGGACCTGGAGTCCGCTCGCCACTACGGCGCCCTGCTGATCGCTGAAAGCGCTACCGAAAAAGGCGTGCTGATGTATGAATGGCGTGAGCGCTACGAGTTTCACTTCGGGTTCGAGAGCCGGCTCTACTGGTTCAAAATGGATCTGGAAAAGTTCAATAAAGCCATGCAGGCGCTGGAGTCTTCCCAGCACCACGAAGACCAGTTGCTCAACGACAAACAGCGTCGAGACAAGGCCCTGCGTCAGTGTGGTGGCGTAGTTGAAATCGCCAACTGCTATCCGCAGGCCCTGTACTTCCAGCGCAACGAAGTGACGGACGAGTCCTGGTACTACTTCCGGGTGGACTTCCCGCACGACGGGGGCAGCGTCAAGAACACGTTCACCGGCGGCCAGGTTGCCGCTGCCAGTGAGTTCAAGAAGCGCCTGCTCAGCATGGCCGCCGGCGCAGTGTTTACCGGCAGTGGCCAGCAGCTCGACAAGATCATGAAGGAACAGCTCTACGGCCTGAAGACCGTAGAGACCATCGACTATGTGGGCTTCAGCAAGGAGCACGGCGCCTACGTGTTCGGCGATATCGCGATCCGCAACGGGATCGTCAGCGAGGTCAACAAGGAGGACTTTTTCGAGTTCGGCAAGCTCCGGTTGAAGACCCTGCAGAAATCCATCCGCATCGAGATTCAACGCGACTCAGCGAAGTACAACAGCAACTGGCTGCCCCTGCTGTGGATCACCTTTGGCGCCCAGGGGATCGTGGCCCTGGCGTTCTTCGCCTGCTCGCTGTTTGCCGAGCAGATTCGGCACCTGTATCAGTCGTTTCCATTCCTGGAGCTGACCGGTGAAGCCGGCGCCGGTAAAACCACACTGCTGACTTTCCTGTGGAAACTGCTGGGTCGTGCCGGCTATGAGGGTTTCGACCCTTCGAAATCGTCCACGGCGGGCCGGTCCCGCCTGATGGGCCAGGTGGCCGGAATGCCGGTGGTACTGATCGAGGGCGACCGCAACGGGCCGGACAAGGCCCACGCCAAGGGCTTCGACTGGGATGAGCTGAAAGACTTCTACGGCGGCGGCACCTTGCGCACCCGCGGTATGAAAACCAGCGGCAACGAAACATACGAGCCGCCGTTCCGCGGAACAATTGTCATTGCGCAGAACGCCGCTGTCGTTGCTCACGAAGCGATCATGACGCGGATCTGCAAACTGCATTTCGTCCGCCCCCAGGTCACATCGGAAAGCCGTGCGGCCGCCGACAATTTGAACGCCCTGGACGGCAGCACCCTTTCCTATTTCCTGCTGATGGCCGTGAAGCAAGAAGCGGCGCTAATGCAGTTGTTCGGTCAGCGCGTGCCAGAACATGAAGCGCGCCTTCGCCAGCTGAACAGCCACTGCGCCAAGTGCAGCAAGCCCTTCGGCGATGACGCAGGAAACTGTAAACACTGTGGCAACAACGTCCGGGGCGTCATCCGGGTCGAGCGGATCATCAAGAACCACGCCCAACTGCTGGCCATGGTGGATTGCCTCAACCAGATCATCACCCTGCAACCAGAACAGCTCGGCGAAACCCAACGCACCGTCATTCGCATGGCCTTGGAACGTCAGGCTGCGATCAACGCCGACCACCAGGACGTCGCCGAGTTCTGGCAGGTCTACGAGTACCTCGAAAGCCTCAACGAAGAGCCCCTGGTCAACCACAGCAAGAACCCGCAGCTGATCGCCATCAACCTCAACGAATTCGCCGAACGCGCCGCAGAGCACCGCCAGAAGCTCGCTGACGTGGGGACCCTGCGCGACCTGTTGAAGGAGTCCCGTAGCCACAAGTTCATCGAATACAAGGCCGTGGACAGCGCTGTACGCGCTGGCCAGGCCGCCCGAAACCAGCTGTTCAACCGTTGCATGACGGTGAAGTGCTGGATTTTCAAAGCGTGAAATCACCGGCTGCAACCGGCGATACCACCCCAAAGGAGAAGCACCATGCAGAAAAAAGACATGCAAGACGACGAACCAAGCCTGACTGACAACGCGATCACTCTGACCTGCAGCGCCGCGGCGCTGGTCGCGCTGATCGCCGTGGCCAGCCTCGTTCCTGACCTGCTGCTGTCCCTCGTCCGCTAACCCACTGCCATCGGAGAACCACCATGCATATACAGGTCATCACTGGCGATCGCGCCACTGGCAAAACCACAAAGCTCAGGAAGATCGAGGCTCAGCAACAGGCCAAAGGTAATCCGGTCAGCATCATCCATGCCGACGCCTACGAGCAAAAAGGTCTGTTGGCGATCATGGAGGTACGGGTTGATCGAGGTGAACGGACGTTGCTCGTCGACGACTGCTCACGCGCGCAGATCAATGAGGTTCTGAAGTGGCAGACGGCTGCGGAGGAAGACGAACGCTTGAAAGACTTAGAGGTTTTCTTGGTGCGTGTTGCCGACTGAGGCAAGCAACCAAGCCAAAAAAGAAGTGGTGCCGAGGGGCTGCAACCCCTCGACACCGACCACCCCAAAGGAGAAGCACCATGCAAGTGAATCAACCCCAAGGCGGCACCCAAGAGGCTATCACGAACCCGTTCAAAGTCGGTGACGAGGTCAGTTACGTCGCAATCAAGGCCGAGGGCCACGGCTACCGCTTCAGCGCCCGCAAGGGCGTTATCGTCGAGATCGACAGCCAAGTCGCGACCGTCCTGGCCGGCAACGGTCGCACGATCACGCCTAAACAAACTCACTCCCGATGACCAACCCAACGCGCTGACCCGCGCCCTGACCGGGGGAACTGATCATGCCTGAACCAGCCACTACCGAACGCATCCGCCCACCGATGGCCTGCAACCGCCTGGACCTACCGAGCCGTTGCGATATCTGCGGTAAGGCCCGATCCACACGGAAGCACCAGGCCTGTAGCCGCACACGGCAACAGCGCAAGACCGACGAGTGGGCTGAATTCATGGCCAACCAGGCCGCCGCCAAGCAAAACAGGCCGCGTCGTTACGCGCGCTGAACTGGGAAACGGGCGAATCAATGGGGAGCTGCAACTCCCCGACCGCCCCAAAGGAGAAGCACCATGCAGATGCACAAACGCACATTCAAACACTTCCATTTCTGCTGCGGCCTCGGCGGCGGCGCCAAGGGTTTCAACCGGGCCAGGTCCGTGGTCGGCAACATGCTGGGCACCTGGGAATGCATCGGTGGCGTCGACGTAGATCCGGTGGGCCTGCGCGACTTCGAACGCCTCGCCGGTGTGCCAGGCACGCAAATGGACCTGTTTACCCGAGATCAGTACATCCGCTTCCACGGGAAAGAACCACCAGCTGGCTGGCGTGAGGCTACGGCCGAGGACATTCGGCGCGCCGCCGGCAATCAGCGCCCCGACGCGATATTCATTTCCAGCCCATGCAAGGGCGCCTCCGGCTTGCTATCGGAAAAAATGAGCCTGACACCGAAGTATCAGGCCCTGAACGAACTGACACTGCGCTGTATCTGGCTCATGGGAGAGGCCTGGCCAGATGATCCGGTGCCGCTGATCGTCTTCGAAAACGTGCCACGGCTCGCCACCCGCGGCCGGCACCTTCTGGATCAAATCGGCAAGCTACTGAGCCACTACGGTTATGCATCAGAAGAAACCAAACACGACTGCGGCGAGCTCGGCGGCCTGGCCCAGAGCCGCAAACGCTTCTTGCTGGTGGCCCGCCATCTGGAGAAGGTCCCGCCCTTCTTGTACGAGCCGGAGAAAAAGACGCTCAAGTCAGTAGGCTCGATCCTCGGCCGCATGCCCATAGCCGGCGATATCGAGGCCGCCGGGCCGATGCACCGCGTGCCGGCCCTGCAGTGGAAAACCTGGGTTCGTCTCGCCCTTGTCGAAGCCGGCAAGGACTGGCGTAGCCTGAACGACCTGGTGGTCGAGAACGGATACCTACGCGACCTCGTGATCGTGCCAGGGGCCTACGCCGGCTACTTGGGCGTCAATGACTGGGGCGATTCGATGGGGACCATTGCAGGCCGCAGCAGCCCCACCAACGGTGCCTTCTCGGTGGCAGACCCTCGCGCAAGGGCCGGAGCCCTGCAATACCAGCAATACGGCGTCAGACGCTGGAATGAAACCAGCGGCGCGGTTATCGGTGTGAAGTCGCCCGGGCAAGGGACATTCAGCGTTGCTGACCCTCGGCCCGCCGGCATCCGCCACAACAACGTTTATCGCGTCTGCAAGATGGATGGCCCGGCCGGAACCGTCACCGGCGGCCAGTCGCCGAGTGCTGGCGGCCAGTGCATTGCAGATCCTCGACCGAACTGGAAGCGTCACAGCAACAACCTGGCAGTAATGGATTGGAACCGGCATAGCGCCACGGTGATCGCCGGCGGCAAAGGTGTTCAGGGTGGGCAGCTGTCGATCGCTGACCCGCGCGTACTCAACCGCGGCAAGGGCGATGCCTACCTGACTGGCGGCCACTATGGGGTTGTCGACTGGAATGGCCAGGCCGGCGCAGTTTCGGCCAGCGCCCGCCAGGATAACGGCCGGTGGTCTGTCGCAGATCCGCGCATGCCCGAGGCGAGCGACCGGCTGACCTGCGTTATCGAAAGCCTCGACGGCACCTGGCACCGACCGTTCACCACCCTGGAGCTGGCCGCGCTGCAAAGCCTGGTCGAGCCCGAGGAATGGCTTGAGCTGGACGGCCTGAGCGATCAGGCATGGCGCGAGCGCATCGGCAACGCGGTGCCGCCGGCCGCGGCCGAAGCTATCGCACAGGTCATGGGCACTACCCTACTGCTGGCCGAGACCGGCGAAACCTTCATGCTCAGCAACATGCCGGTTTGGGTTCAGCCCGTAGCCGTCGCCCTGAGCCTAGCGCGACAGGAGGCTGTATGACCGTCTTCCTCTTGCTTTACCTGTGCACCGACGCAACACGCACTGACTGTCAGGTGGTACCCGCCCAGCGCTGGGTGGGTACCGACGCCTACGAGCAGTGCCTTTCCAGTGTCCCTGGTCTGACGACTGCCCTTACTGCCAAGAACCGCAAACGGCACAGCTTCGTATGCGAGATACAAACCGGTGGCGATGTCGATGAGGTGCAGCAGACACAACCTCAACTCACCCACCAGTCGTTTCGGCTTTGAACAGAAGCAGGTGAACCCATGACAACTCGCAACGCGATAGTCCTCAACCAAACCGTGCTCGAGCACGGAGTCACCTGGCATCTGTTCCCTGTCGACTTCGAAACGCCAGACGGTTTCCCAAGCGTTTACATCTATGCCCTCGATCGCGGGCACGCCGTGGCGGTTCTACAGGAGCTGAAAGAAACCGCCGTTCTGCGTGATGGCGACCTCGTCGACATCACCCACAACAACAATAATCGAGGGTGTAAACCATGAACGGCTCGAAAATCACCCACTTTCGATACGTGTGTCGTACCTGCCGGAAAACAATTCATCAGCCTTTAAGCCCAGTAGCCGCCGAAACCCCGATACCGACGTGCTGCAAGGGGATTCGTAGGGACATGGCCTTTCAGGGGGCGGTTTATGAGGGAGACAGCCTTGAATAAATCCTTTCCCTGGAATCTCGACCAGACAGGCATCTGCGACCAGTGCCACCGATCCCGCGCCCATGGCAACCATGACAAGTGCAGTCGGCGCAGACAAGCCATCAACGCCCAACGTCGGGCCGCTGAGGTAGAGGCCGGAACCGCGTTGTCACCAAGAAGAAGTGCAGGGCTGTTCTGGTTACTGAAACAGGAACGGTAGGGGAAAATTCAAAAGAGATGCTCGATCAGAAAGGCCCGGAGACGGGCCTTTTTTCTGCCGTTTCATCGGCACATTCAAACCGCGTGGGGACGCACGTATGAGCAGTGGTGTAGAACCGCGGGGCAACTCGCTCCGCATCTATTTTCGTTACAACGGAGAAAAGTGCCGCGAACCATTCCCTGGTGGAAACACACCGGCAAATCTGGCTCAGGCAAAGCGCCTGGCCGAAATCATCGACTATGAAATACAGGCTGGCACGTTCGACTATGCACGACACTTCCCCAACTCCTCGCGCCTGATCGAGAACACGTTCGGTCATTACTTGGATTTATGGTTGAAGATCAAACTGAACAGCGTGGCAGCGACCACCTATCGCGGCTATCTGAACAAGGCCGAGGTCCACATCCGTCCAAGGTGGGGCAAGGTCCAGATCGACAACATCGATCACCTCGACCTGCAGGATTGGGTGCAAGGCACATTGTCGAAAACACTCAAGAACAAGACCATTCGCGAAATTGTCAGCATTGTCCGCCAGGTGTTCCGGCTTTATCGGACCCGCAAGAAGGTTGCGCACGACCCTACAGAGGGGCTGATCGTCCGTCTGCCCGACCCTGAAGTACCTGACCCGTTTACCCGGGCGGAGATCAAGCAGATCCTCGAAACCCCGACAGACCGCACGCAAGAGCTGCTCATGGTGCAGTTCATGATCTGGGCCGGACCGCGGGTATCGGAAACGATTGCCCTGGCCTGGGAAGACGTGGACCTGAAAAGCGGAACGGTGACCTTTCGTCGGTCAAAGGTTCGTGGCGCCTACCGCGTCACAAAGACCCGACGATCGACACGCAAGGTCCGATTGCTGGGGCCGGCCTGGGATGCCCTGCGCATGCTCAACGCCATCAACAAGAACAAGAAGGCGGAAACGGTCGACATCGTCGAGCGCGACAACAAGACCGTGCGCAAGCACTCGCTGCACTTCGTTTTCCTGAACACCAATACTGGTGAACCACACGTCAGCGACTTCAGCGTGCGCGATCGCTTTTTCAAGGCTCACCTGAAAGCGGCCGACGTCCGCTATCGCGGGCCAGGCCAATGCCGGCACACCTACGCCAGCCAGCTGCTGACAACCGGTGTCGCATCGATCGACTGGATCGCGGAACAGATGGGGCACACCAACGGGAACATGATCCGTCAGCACTACGGCACCTGGATTAATGAGGACGGTCCGGACGTCATTGGCATGCTCGAGCACGCCCTCAGCCTGTAG